CTGCTCCATGCTAGTAAGGAGGTTACTTGGAGGAGTGGATCGTGATGGCCCGTGCAGCCTCTTCCGCATCAAGCGCGAAAGTCTTTGTCCCGTCCGGCAAGATGCTCATGGAGCAACCAGCAAGGAAGCAAGTTGAGATCAAGATTACAATCGTTGCGGTGATTTTCATAGGTTGGTATTTGCGTTCAAGACTTCTTAATCAATTTCAGCAAAGAAAGCAAGCCCACAATTATACCCAGAGAAAGCGAGGTCAACCGCATCCCGAACTCTAGTTGTTCTTGGAACGATGTAACAAGCCCCAGAGCGGGTGCAGCAGTGCCAACGATGCCGTGCAGGAAGTCCCTGCCTTGATCCGCTGTCACTTGTCGTCCCCAGCTTTGATTAGGCCAACTCCTGCGGTCACGGCGGCAAATGCGCCAATAAAGTCAGGTGCGCTACCATTGAGTAGCTGAATGCCAACATTAGACAATGTGGCGACGATAGTAAGGATTCCTAGTGCGGTAGTTTTCATGATATGTATTGTTGTTTATTATGCCCAAAAAATGTTGGGAACGTCTGGGTTGAACTCAGGGCGGGGGACTTGGATTTCGCTGCCAGCATCGTCAGTCACCGTCCAGTCGGAAGACCAATAGATGAACTGCTCGCCGCCTGCGGGAATCGGGATGCCTACAAGGTCACGGGAAAGCACCCAGTATTGCCCGTCGCCGTTATGCTCGCCAATGATGCAGAGAGCATGGGTGTGGGACGCGAGAGATGATTGCACCTCACCGTTCTCATCTGGCGCAGCAAAGCCGTTGGCGATGCCGAATTGCTCAGCGATTTCCTTGGATGCGAATTTCAATAAATAATCAGTGGTCATACGGTAAAGCTGGCAAGTTTTGCGTTGGCTAGGCGTTTCTTGAAGTAGCGTATGGACTGAATGTGACCTGTAAGACGGTTGGACGTTCCTCCCAAGTTGCCAATATGCAATGCCGTAGCATTTGGGATTGTCCCGCCTGTATTGGTATCGGAACCACCAAGAAGACCATTATATGAGCTTTGGTAATCGTTGATTGCGTATGCCAAGCCTAGCTTGATCGGATACGTTGGACTTGTTACAACTCTTATCTCCTGCGCTCCTGCGGCTTCAAAGAAGTCGATGTTTGTTGTTCCGTAGATTTCAAGGGTGCGGGCGCTTCCGGCGTTAGAGACAAATCTTGGCACACTCCCTAGCGAAGAACCAACTCCAACAACACAAGTCCCAGCAAAGCGATTCCAGAATCCAGTAAAATCACTCCCCGTGATACTACAAACATCCGCGCTGCGAACCACGGACGCTGCCACGGTCGGGATGTAGCTGGTGGGGAATGCGCCTGCTTCTACTTGTGCGCCATAGCAATACATTCCGTTGACTCCATTACCTAAGTACGAGCGGTTTGTAAAAACTCCGTCACGCGATAGTCGGATGTCTATGTTTGAAGATGCAGACGATGTAGCTACCTGTGAAACTGAAACTCTCCACCATCCGTTTGAATGGGCAACTGATGTAGCCCCAACTGGAACACCAGTTGCCGTAGTAACCGCACCAGTAGAGAGATTAACAGAAATCAATGTAAATGTTGCAAACCCACTTCCAACTAGTCCTACAAAAGCAAAACCGTTTTCAGCCGCTTTAAGCCACACCGATGCTGTGTAAGTTGTGCCAGACACAGAAGTGAAAGAACTAGTTACTGCGTGAATACTTAAAAGCGAGTCTTCTACTACTTTCCATGCGTCCGCCGTCCCTTCTGGAGTTACTACGGATGATGCCGCAACAGTGGCGTTTCCTAGCGTCCAAGTGTTAAACGCATTAGAACCAGTGATCGAATTAGTCCTAGATTCCTCAATGAGAAGCCCCTTGCACGCTAGGGTGATAGGATCGTGGTCGAAGCGTGCAGCGTTAATAGCAGCAGATTGGATCAAGCCATCGCTCCCAACGAAGGTAGCCGTTGACGCACGGGTGAACGTAGGGGTGGGACCCTTCCTTGCCGTCAGCGTCTTGTCGGCGGCAAACTGGAGGTCAAGGGAAAGGCCATCAGCGTTTAGACCGCGAGCACCGTTAAGCATATTTCCAAGAGCGTATTTCATCAGTAGTGCATTTGCATGTTAGCGTTTGTAAATATCCTGTTTGAGACTAATCCGCTTGTGTGGTTCTCGTCAAGGCTGGGCGCGTCACTCTGAAGCTCCAAGCCATAACAGCCAGCTTGAATACTCATTCTCAGACATGGTTTCATGGTCGAATGGTTGATCTGTGGTTTGCTCATTGCTTGCTGGTGGCTGGGGCTTATTGTATTCAACAACTCGAATCACATCACCAGAAGTGAACTCATAAGTGGCGGAATCTTCTGTGCTTGAGATTAGTGTTTTCATATTATGCGTAGTAAGGAATTTTGCGAGCGGTTCCGTTGATGTTGACCACAAGGTATCCTGCGACTTGCGCTGGCACATCACCATTGGCTCCTGCGGTTGCGCTAGTGGCTACGGTAGCAGAGGAAACGGTTAGATCGCCTGCGACATGGAGCCTAGAGCTTGGGGTGGTTGTCCCGATTCCGACATTGCCTGTGCTGGTGATACGCATTTTTTCGTTGATTACAGAACTAGATTGCCTTGTCGTAAATGAAATCCCCGCACTGACATTCCCAAGAGATACAGGTGAATCTACAATGCAAAAAATACGCGCACCTTCTATAAATTCAGTTCCATCATACCCTTGGTAAGTGGTAACTCCTATATAGTCTCCATCTTCAAGAGCAGTAGAAACTGCTAAGGTTCCCCTTGATCTAGCAAATCCTGTCAATCCTGAACCTGCGTCGTTTTGCGAATGAAATATGACATTTGATGCTTCATCTCCAACATCCCCCTGTAATTGGAAGCGAGGGGTCATTTGCCCACCAGTGTATATGTTTCTAAAAGTTTTCGATGTCATTGACCCAGAAATGACCTTGCCAAGCGCACTTACCACAAAAGGAGTTGCATCTGGACTGGTTGAGTCTTCAACAACCAGTGCATTACCGCTTCCAGTTTGCGTAATACGAAGAGCATCGGAGGAACTGTTATCAACAACATTCAACTTCGCGGCAGGCGTAGCCGTCCCGATGCCGACATTGCCTGCGCTGGTGATGCGCATGCGTTCGACGATACCCGTGGTTCCATCTGCGCTTGTAGAAAAGGTAAGGCGTGAAGGCATGTCGTCAGAACCGGGCGTTCCGTCAACGAAAGATGATATTTGGCTTCCAAGCACATAATCACTTCCGTCACTTCCAGTGAATGCTACTGATCCAAGCGAATCTCCATTTTGAACGATAGTATGCGGGGAGCTAGGAGTCCCTCGGCTTTTAACGAATGTTAGCCCTTCTCCAAATTGGTTGTTTCCTACAGCAGTCAATTGTGCACCAACATTGGTTATTTGAAGACCTCGCGAAAATCCGTATGGGCCTGTTCGACTCATCACATCGCCAACAATAACTCGACCGTTAGAGTCAACTACAAACGGAGTGCTATCTGGGTTCGTGCTATCTTCAACAACCAGTGCATTTCCAGATCCAGTCTGCGTGATTCGCACTGCATCTCCAGAGCTAGATCCAGAGATAACAATCCCCGGCTCAAGCGGTTGTTTTGCAAGCTCTTTGGCAAGCAGACTGGCTGTGACCTTCTTATTAGTGCCGCTAGGGGCCATTACGCCATCCTCGACATCTACGATTTGAATAAAATCGGATGCGGTTACGTCCGTGGCTGAAGTAAGTTGTGAGATTTTTGTAGACATGATATTATCCTTCGGTTGTAAGAATTACGCTGTTTTCTGTTATAATTGTTTCGCCTTCCTCGTCAATAACTGGGGAGGCTCCAGTAGGTGAGATAGTCCCACCAATAATGCCCCCGCCACCGTAACGGGCAGAACGGTTCATATAAGTAAATACACGCGGGGATATTACGGTCTGCGTGTGTTGCTCGTCAAGGCGCATCATCTCGTCCGTGAGTATCTCTGCGGTTTCTGTTTCAGCGATAGCTGCGCGGTCTTGTTGTCCCTCTGCTCGGAGATAGTCCGCATACACGCCATGAGCAATGTATTGAAACCATTCGTAAGGGATGTTTTCTTCTTCTCCAACATTGTCCCCGTAGTAATCTGGTAAGGCAGCCTTGTATGTCGCCCACACTTCACCAGAGCCTACGGAGTCAACAATAAGCGTAGCCCCTGCGGAAGTTACGGTGAACTCAAATTCTTGCCCACCAGTGCGCCCATACGGGGGTTGGAGGTAGATTCTCAAGAATGTATCAACCGTATCATACCCGAAGGCAGAGTAAGGCAAAACACCATCAATAACATCACGCTTCTCACCAACCTTTAGAAACCTAGTCCAGTAGTTGCTTGCGCGGTATGCCCGTTGCGCCCTGCGGTTAACCAACGCCTTTACCCTAATAGCCTCAACTACGGAGAATGACATTCCAAGCATTGCTTGGATAAGCCCGAAAAGGTCAGAGTAAAGGCGAGTTTGCATTAACCTTGTGAAGTTCTTGGAGCAACATTAGCCGTTGCATTTCCACCCACGTTCGTCAGGAATCGTGTTCCAAACGTAATTCCTGCGCCTTGTTGTTCAATTTGAACAAGCTCATCGTTAAGAATCATTGAGGCCTCTTGGTCTGCCATTTGCGATTTTTCTTGCTGACCTTCAGCACGCAGGTAATCGGCATATACTCCATGAGCAATATAATCAAACCATTCGGATGGAACTAGTGGCTGCATAAGAGTTGTTTCGCCATAAACGTCAGATAAAACCTTTTTGTATGTAACGAACGCCGCAGCAGGACTTGCACTTGTAATTAACTTAGCTCCCGTAGAATCAATATAGAAATTAAAATCTTGTGGGCTGGTGGTTGTATAAGGAGCAACAGCTTGAATCTTCAAGAATGTGCCAATCGGGTCAACAGCGGGGGACGCCTGAGTATATGGAACTGTTTTGGTGGTAACAACGCGAGATTCCCCAACGGTAATAAATCGAGGCCAATTGTTTGATGCACGATACGCTCGTTTGGCTCGACGGTTCACAAGAGCATTGATCCTTGGAAGTTCAACGGTGGCAAATTCAACGCCGCAAAGCGATTTGATTTGATCTAGTAGTTCGGTATATGTTTTAGTCGTCATGTTTTTGTTTTATTAAACGTTTCCTGCTTTTAAGTGAGATTGGGACTTGAAAAAATCACGGACAAATGAACGGTCGTCCCAGCATTCGGAACCGTATTTGTTTGCAATGTTTAGATACTCATACTGAGGAATGGCCCCGATTGGTTTGCCCAACGTGGACTTGGCTTCCCTCATAGCCCTTGCTTCAGCAGCCGCTTCAATCTCGCGCTTGTTCTGGAGTGCTTCTTTGAACTTGCGCCCAGAGCATAACTCTTTGACCAGAGCGTCGGTAATAGCGTCTTCGCAAATCATCGGAAAGAAAAGGGAAGGGGCGACGTTTTAAGCCACCCCCTCCCGATTAGGATTTAGGCATTCAACGAAAGGGCAAAAGGATCAAGGATGGTGAGACCCAAGATGATTTCACCAGCAGTGATACTAGCCACCGTTCCGCCAAGAGTAGCAATAATGCTGACTGGAGAAGTGGTGTTGTTGATATAACCCGGTTCAGTATCGACTAGCGATCCCGTGTTGTAAGCCGTTGCAACAAGAGCGTCGAGGTCAGTCGATGCGACAAGTCCAGCAGCAGTTCCGGTAACGCCAACCGTGATGGTAATATCAGAAGCACCTGCGATAGCCGTGAGGACAGTTACTGACGCGTTGGTAACAATGCCACCGCGAGGAACGACACCAATAGTTTTAGCGGAGGTTCCGGCAGCAACCAGATCAGCAGCATTCAAACGGAAATAGTGGGTAAACCCACGCGATTCTTGATTAGACAGTTGAGGCATATTATTGTTTCTTTCTTATTTAGTAGGATTAGTAAGCAATCTTGCCGTGTGCTTGCGGGTGCTTGACACAGAGAGTGCCAGCAACGTCAACGTAGCCACGCTCGCCACCGCCTTGGTTCTCAAGACGAGTGCCGCCCATTGGGATCAGGGTGTTGAAGCCAAGATACTTAGGGTTAAGGACGTAACCGACGTTGGTCGATGCGGTTGGCATACAGCTTGGGTTGCCGTTGACGATCTTCACGATACCAAAGTCGGAATCATAGAGGTTGACCGAAAGCGTGATTGCCTTGCTGGTCGCGTCTTGATTGACATGATAAACATTGTTCGTGCTGACGGATGGAGCGCGGGTGAAGCCACTGATGATTTGACGAAGAGCCGTGTTGGCAACCAGCGTCAGGCTGTTCATTTCGCCGTTCTTACTGAAGATCGAACCCAACATGGTGTTGAAGGTCGATTCAGTAACAGTAGTGGCAAGGATCGAACCGGAAGGGGTGCGATAATCAGCCGGAACAGCATTGGTGGCTTGGGCGGTGGACTGAATCCACTTGCCAAGGCCGCGCATACCGTAAGGAGTGCCAGCACCGTTTTCGACAGTCATTTCGTTGTCGGAAGCAATGGTAGCCTCGATGTCACGCTTGATTTCACGCATCGACTTTGCTTCGGCTTGAGCGACGTTGGCAGGACCAACGCTGGTAACAGCTTGTTGCAGGTTCGACACAAGGTAATCGCGGCGCATCAGTTGGATGTAGTTACCCAGACGAGCGCGGTCAGCAAACTTGTCGCTGAACGAGGTAACGTCGGAACCTTCGGAGATGCCAGTCGTAACTGGGGATGCGAGGGAATCAACGGTCCACTCGGTGAACGTCGAAGCTGCCTTGCCTTTGGAGCAAAGCGACAGGATTGGGGTTTCTTCTGGAGCAAGGATAGCAAGTTCGTTGCTGAGATCCTCACGGTTGGAGATTGCGGAACCCTTACCAGTTTTGGCTTGGGGCGCATTTGGTTGATAAGTAGCACTAATTGGCATGATATTTGATATTTAGAAGTTATTTGAATTTAGCGATTCTGGCAGCAATCCATTCTTCCGGGCTACCACTTCTTTCAAAGCGGTTATACGCATCTCCTACCTTAGCCTTTGCGGGGGAAGAAGACTTCGCTGCACCAGCACCGTATGGGGTTGAAGATGGATTTACCTTCAACTTACTTCCCATCGCTGATTGCGTCTTGATCTTCTTGTTTCCGTAAATGGAACGAGAGGCGTGAGCCAAGATATATTCAATTTGGAATCCGATTTCTGGAACTTGCGCTTTAATGCGGTCGATCAACGGGTCCGACACCAGTGCCTTGTAGCTCTTCCCAATCTCGGACTCTTCGTCTTGGATCTCGGGAACTTCACTCTTAGCTGCCTCTGAATACTGCTTGGACATCTCCTCATACTGGGCAATCTTAATAAGATGCTGTTGCTGGGCGGGGATGTATTTAGTCAGTGCTTCTCGGGCATTCCGGTTTGCTTTCCGAATTTGCTTTTTGCTAAACTCTTTGTCGCCAACTACGATGATATCGTCAGGACCATAATCTTCATGTTCCTCGAGGATTTCATCAGTGGTCTCAAGCGTCCGTTCAAGCTCGTCATACTTTCCTTTGAGTGCTTCAAACGAAGCAACTTCTCGGAAAGGATTCTCGTCTTGAGGGACAACTTTGACTTGCGACTGAGGCTGCGATTGAATCTTTTCCTCAAGGGCTTTTTTCTGCGCCGTCAATTCCCCAATTCGTTGGAGGAGGCGAGACTTACCCTTTTTGGCTAAAGATTGAATCTGCTCAGTTGTAAGAGACAGCAGGTCAATTTCGGACTCTTCTTCGGCTTCCTCCTCGGATTCCTCTTCGGTTTCTTCTTCCGATTCTGGCGACTCCTCGTCTTCTAGACTGGCAGGCTCTTCGTCAGCTTCGGGAGATTCCTCAGACTCTTCTTCGGGTTCTTCCTCTGGAGAGGTTTGGCGGGCCACACGTTGAGCTACAAGCTCCTCGAATGACAAATTAGACACCGATTCAATAGCTTCGGCGGTAGCTTCTGGATTACTCATAATGTTTGTTTAGAACGCCATTTACGCTCGGCGGTGCGTGTTCGTGAAGAATCAACACTATAATCATTAGTATGTCAAGCAGTTTAGTAAGGTATGGAAATTGACACAAAAAAGAGGCCGCAGGGAAAACGAAAACCCTACGACCTCTAGTATGACACAAACCACAAAACACGCGCTAACTACAGTGGTCAGACATTCACCAGCGCACGGCAACTAAAACACGAAGTTGAAAACGATGTCAACTATTTTCAACTTCCAGCAACGACAGCAACTCGTCCAGTGTGGAAACACTTCCGACGATTTTCATAACTTCGTTAGGCTCAACGCATTGGCGAAGGTCAGCAAAGAAACGCTCACGCTCGTCTCGGACAAATTGCACGATAGCCTTGAACTCGTCACGATCAGAGAGAGATTCGACGGCTTGTTGGATGGTTGGTTTAGGTAGTGGGGTCATATTATTACTTACGCTTCTTGATTCCAGCTTCGGACATTGCGATTGCGACCGCTTGTTTCCGATTTTTCGCCAATGGGGCTTTCTTTGGTCCTTTGGGATTCACTCCTGCATGAAGAGTCCCAGCCTTATATTCACCCATGACTTTCGCCACTTTGGTTTGTTTAGCGGCTTTTGTTTTTGGCTTTTTCATAGACTACTTGCGTTTAGCTTTTTTCTTAGGCATGCGGCTCATCTTGATTTCAATCTCGACGTAGCCCTTGCCTTTTTTGCCTTTGCCGTATTCTTTTTCTTCCTTGTGGCCGCAGCCATTTGATTTGCTTTTCATAGAGTTACTTCATTGATTTGCTTCCGCTACAACGCCATTTTTTACGAGACAGGCTGTTTGGTGAGTTCTTGTCGCTACGCCAATCGCCTTTGATGGCATTGGATCTAGCGCAATAGGCATCGCCTTTGGCTGTGCCGGGACGAATCCTGTCACCGCCATCTGCGGCTTTACCAGCCTGCCCATACTTGACAGTCTTCTTGCGTCCAGTGTCAGGATTGGTGACTACTTTTTTGAACCGCTTCTCCATTATTGTTGCATCCCTTGGGTAGTCACGCCGCCCATTTGAGCGGGGTCGGTTCCGATACGGCCAATCTCAGCGTTCTGCATCTGTTGCATTTGGTGTGTTCTTATCCAGCTTTCTACCAATGCGTCACGCTCAATGATTTTTAATGGGTGAGGTATATTCGCTCTTTTGTTCAGGTTGTCAACAGCCCACAATGGCTGCAAGTTTGTGAAATGTGAAAACACAAGCACCTCGGCCTCGTTATTTGCAAGGCTTATTGGGAAAAAATGATCGATATGCCACTCCCCTCGATTTGCCCAACTCATCCCTTTGGAGAATTGGTCTTCGATAAATTTTTTGCAAACCCATGGGTCGGCCCCAAGCATTTTCCTTGAGGAATTTGATCTATTGATTCCTTTTCTCTTCTTTAATGAAGCAAGTCGCATTCTGGTAAGGAACTTGATAGCATAAACAGGATCTGATTTCATGTTTTGTTTATGTCTATCGACTCGTCTTTTTTTCGCTTCAGGACGACTTTGGCTTTTAAAGCTTCTTTCTCTTATTTTTTTTGCAAAATCTTCATCCGATGCCATTCTGGCTTTGTTTTTCTCAGATATCGATTTTCTTCTTTTATCGAAAACGTCAGAAGTCACCCAATACTCGCCATCTGGATAAGTGCGACCACGTTGCACAAAAACAAGATTAGTAACTGGGTTTATGTCTCCGTATTTGGGCATTATTGCGCCATGTCTTGTGTTCTTACGCCACCCATTTGAGCCGGGGTTGTTCCAATGCGACCGATCTCAGCGTTCTGGGCCTGTTGTAGCTGAAATTGGTAAGCCTCCATGTATTTCTGGAGACGACCACCAAACGCTTCGTCGGACTGTGCGCGTTGCATGATGTCCGGTTGCTGGACATACGCCTGCACCATCTGCATTGCGATCTGTGCGCCGTTGGGTTGCGCGGGAACCTCGATACCAGCAAAGATCTTCGCGAGGTCATCAGTGACGTTCTTGGCGACCTTCTGCTGAGCTTCCTCGACTGGTTGCAGAACGTAGTCCGCAAAGATCGGGTTGATGCTCGATGCGGTGAACTCAAGGAGCTTGTTGACATCTAGAACGCCATTGCGATCAAGTTGAACAAGTGACACCATGTTCTTGAGTTGCGTCTCCGCAGTCTCTGGGTCAGTGGTCAACGAGTCAAATGACACCGTAATGCTGAAGTTCTCGTCGGGGCTACCCTTGGTCATCGTCTGGGGGTTGGGATTGCCAGTGACTTGGAAGAAGACCTCGTCCGGCCCCATGCGCTGATACAGCTTCCACGCCATCGTCAAAACATCACGGACATGATCGAGGAACTTGCCAATGTAGAATTGTTGACGCGCAGCCGTGAGCGGGTTCGTGAGATCAAGACCAACGGCGCGGTCTGCTTGCGCTCGCATAGACATCTCAGACTCAATGGAACCTTGGTCCATTTGGGGAACTGGTCCCCACGCAATCTCGCCAAGACGACGATAAGGAACGCGACGGCCCGGACCCCAATCGGAAGGAGGACGGCCAGCAGGATGCATCAGCGGCGGCAAGGTGGCCAACGAGGCTCGATCAATACGGCTATCACGTTCAGTTTTGATCTGCATTTGCGGACCACGGAGAATGTCGGAGAATGTTTGCACTTCATACATCCGCCTTTGGTCGTTCGCCAGTCGCGTTACAATGAACGGGTAGTCATCGTATCCATTGAGAAGCTCATGCTTTGCGTAGCCATCTGTAGTCGGGTGGAACACGGTGCAGTAGATGCCCTCAGAACCGTCCTCTTCGTCAATCAGACGCTGGTAGCCATAGACCACCATAACAAGGTCGTTGTCGTCAGTGATAGGCAAGCGCGTCTGAGTCTTCACCTTCTCCCCATCAAGATACATGGAGTCTTTCCCACGAAGATTTGAGATAGCGTGATCGACCCACTTCCGATCCCATCCCTCATTGGTGACTTTCTTCTCAAGCTCCTGAGCAGTCAGGAACGTGCGCCAAAAGATGTATGGAGCGCGTTGAGGGTCGGAAACATACGGAGGGAAGATGACCTCTCCATCCGGGGCGCACGAATAAACAATCGGGCAATCAACGGTTTGACGAGGGAGGGGGATTTCAGCCATCCCGGTCTTCCGCATATCTCGGATTGCCTTCTTAGCTCGTTTGTTCGACAGGTCGGGGAATCCTTGTTGGATCAATCCCGTGAGCATCTCGTCATCGTTCCCGTCAATAATAAGGTTCGCTAGATCAGGGGATTGTTGGGCAATTTGGTCGATGGTGACTTGTTGCAGATATGTTCTTTTTTCTCGCTTCCATCCAACATAGGATACCATAATCCCCTTCTCTAGCAAATAGTTCGCACCCAACTCCATTTGGTTCTTGAAGTCAGGAATGTAGGTCGAGCGCATCCACTTAAGGAACGACGACACAACAGAAGCTCGCGGCATTGATGCCATAGACGTTGGGAACGCCTTGATGTGGCTGCGCTGGAGGGCTTGGTCAAACAGAGACACATACATGTCAATCCGCTCACCAACCACGTTAACTTCTTGATCTGAAGCACCTTGCCACGGAAATGCGTTTGCTCCGTTCTTGCGAAGATCGTCAGACTTGCCGTCCCAGATATTGCGCCGATCATTATATGACCTCAAGCAAGACTCAAAATAGTATTCAAGATCGAGCAGGCATGTGTCATAAGCATTGGTCAGCACTGCAATATCAGGCTCTTTGTCTGCATAGACAAGCGACTCGTCTTCAATTTCTTGGGATTCGATCATGATGCGTATTCGTAAAAGTCTTCGGGGTCGGCAGATACTAAGCACACTTTGATGCGCTTGCCAACAAGTTTATTTGATAGGCGGGAAGGGCATTTTACCGGAACCGCTAGCCCATCCATGCGGACGATAACCCAGCTCGGGTTGTTGCAAACACGCATAACAATGAAATCATCATCAATTTGCTGCTCGATAAGGCTATCAAGACTGCATGGTGACTCGTCAATAATTAGCGTTTTCTTTGCAGGTCGCCCCCGTTTTGCTGCTTTAGCTGCTTGTTTTTTCATACTAGTATCCCCCAGACCCGTGAGTTGTAACAAATGATTGGCTATTGTCAACGTGATCGAGATTTGCAATGGCGGCGTAGCGACAAACATCAATTGGATCTTTCCACGCTTCCTTAAGCCCACCTTCGCCAGTGTATTCAGAGAGTGCTTGGATGATGTTCTCGCAGTCGCTGCTGACGTAGAAATGCGGTCTGTTTACGGAATCCAAAGGTCGAGCGGTATCCCACGACATCTTGCCGATCAATGCTTGAAGCCCATCGTCGATATCAAGCCCCGGTGCAGGAATACAAACCATGCCTGATTCGCTTAGGTCTTCAATGATCGAGGATGAACCATCCTGCACCTGATACTTTGCAGCCCCAAGGCGAGGGTCGATAAGGCGCTCAAATATCTCCTCGTCGCCCTCCATCTCTTGAATTGCCTCGATGTAGTCACGAATACCAAAGCCTTGCCCCTTAGCTCCCGGCCCCGGCATCCACTTCCCGCTTTTCCATTCAGCCCAGTCGCCAACGTCAACTCCCGGCCATTCACGGTAAACCCAGAAGGTTCCGCTCTCGTCAATAGCAATCCAGCACATGAACCAGTTCTTCGCCCCAGCAGGGTCGATAACGTGATAGCGCGTGATGTTTTTGGTCGGGATAGAGGACGGAGGAACCACGTTTACAACCTTGTTGAACTTGGGGAACTTGGTTGCATGGGACTTCATTGGAACCCCGTAGGCGCGGATCAGAATCTCCTCCCGTGTGCGTCCTGACAGCGTTTCTTTAATGCGCTCGTATCCGCCAAAAGCATTGTCCTGAGAGTGGAAGTAATGAACTGATGCGTTTAGCTTTTTGGACCGCTGGACGTATGGAACCAACTCGCCATTAAGGAGTTCCGCTGGTCTTGACTCGATAGTCGTTGCTCCATCAAGATACTCTTTAATTACCTCAGTCCAGCCATCAATAGGCGTGAACGTCACCAGCATCTTCGCGTTTCTTGTAGCAAGACGAAACCTGAGTGTGTTGATCAATTCTGGCCCTAAGAGGTATTCATCTGCCCATACACCGATGTTGTGCCAGACTGGATTCTTAGATCCAAGTTCCGCGCCCTCAAGGATAGTAGGGTTGTTCTGATACTGGGAATACGTTTTGAAAATGATTTGAGAACCGTTTGGAAGAATCAACGATGAGTCCGTGAAGCCAGTCTTCTTCTTGTAGGAGATGTAGGTGTTCGCGCTTGTCTGCTTGGTCTTGAGGTTCTCTGGCAACCAGTCCCACACGGCACTTTGTTGCTGGCGGATACTAACCTCGGAAGTTTGCGCGAAACAGAAGATTTCAGACTTTGGGTTCTCGATAGCCGCACGGACAACGGAGAATGCGCCCCACTGCGTCTTGCCGCTGCGATTTCCACCTAGTGCTAGGATCTCGTTTACCTCAAATAGTTGTTCTTCAGCCTTACTCCAGTGTGGGAGCCTAAACCCATAGTGGTATGGATCTTTCTCGGCATTCTCAATCGCCTCATGGTAAACCGAATGAAGCCCGATTAGCTCATCAGGCTCCATTTGCACCATCTCCTCATCGGTGGGTGGTGTTAGGATTGCGTGTTTACGCCAAATCATCATTCGATAACGTCTTTTCTAATTACATTCTCTTTGGTCATCAGTTATTTGCCTTGCCGGAAACGTGCTTCAGCTTGGCTTAATACGTTCTTGATTGAATCGCCCTCAAATACCAATATCCCATCAACTTCACCTAAACAAACGCATTGAGATGGATTTCCAATATGGAGTTTCCATTTACATTCGATGTCATTACCTGTCCACCGATAAAGCATTATCTCCTCCTCTTGACCCATTAAAATCATAAGGTCTTTGATTCTCTTGTCTATCGTTTTTAAGTTCATTGTCTTATTCGTTAATGATTTCAACATCAATGGCATCACTCTTGATCTTGCTGGCAATACGAGCTTTTGCGTCAAAGATCATCTTGGCAGCGTCATCGAGGCTAGCTCCCTTGCGATGTTCCACGATTGAAGACGCCATACCCGTAAGTTGTGCCGCCTTATCAGTAAGAATCCCTACCGTCACGGCTAGCTTATCAGGGCTAATCTTAGCAAGCTCCTCTGGATTATCAAACAACTGTTGGGAACGCTCAAAGAGCAAATCGGTGTAGTCCTGAGCCGCAATTGCGTATCGCATCGAGAACTCCTTGCGCTTTGTCTCCAGCGTATCGTTGTGACGCCATTGCAGGCCCCTGATGGTCTCTCTGCCGAGTCCCGTCTTCTTTTGGATATCGGTTATCCTCGCGCCTTGTGCAGCCAGCCACAGGGCCATTGCTGCCTTGTTTGGGGCATAGTGCTCGACGCAGTTTGAAGGATTCAACTTTGCACGTTCCTTGACCTCAAGAAACCACGCTGACTTGTCTTCTCGCTCGTCAACGTAATCAACCTTCAGCTTCTCGTTTGGATCAATTGGTTCTGGTTCCGAAGTCACTTGGAGTTCTTAGCCTTTACTTTCTTGAAAGGCAACGTATTTATTAAAATTTCGTTCCATATCCAAACGCCTTCGCGTAATCAATCGAATCCTTGGTCGCTGTTCCAAGGGTCTGCCCAAGACGACGCGACCATTCAGGATCATACTTGCCGGTTTGCAATGTTGCTTGAATGCCATTAGCGGTAAGTAATGCCGTTTCCAACGCTTTTGACGTTTCTCTTTGGAATTGTTCTTGCGTAAGTTCCTTTTGAGACATTTTCCCAAGAAGAGGAAATAATGATCCGGCCCGATACATTGCTGCCGTTGCGCGAGTTCCAATTGAATTCAAAACTGGACCAATAGGAATAAATCCCCTAGCCCCTTTCTCTGTAACAACACCAGTAGGACGAATTCCAGTCCCTTTAGAGACTGTTTGAGTAGCCTCAGTAAGACGGGACGCAGCTGTCATCCTGTTAACAAAATCTTCACCTAATGCAATCTCCATGTTTTGTTTTAACTTTGGATTTGCGGCAACGTCTTTAAGAAAACGATCACCATCCCAAAGCTGCAATCTCATTGCCGTTGAATCAGGATCACCGGGATAACGAGAAAATACGTGTTCAGCAAAATCTTCTCGAATTGCCTTTTGTTCAGCCGGATTGAGTTTAGAGAACACCTTTTTCACTTGTGCTGGTTCAGCATCATACAACGCTCTCGGGAACTCGCCTCTGGTTATTGACTCTTTGTGTCCATTCAGAATGTCCTTAATCAAAACGTTGCGCCCAAGTTTCTCGGCCTTTTGCTGATTCGATATCCTATTTGCAATGGAGAACTTCATCTCTTTAATTGCATCTTGAGACACAACCCCCTCAAGTTGCTTCAGGTCATCAAACGTAATTTTGGATGGGTCAAGTTTTTGCGCCTTAAAGTAAGACTGTAAATCTTTTAGTTTCCCAACCATTCGTTGCCCATTCACTCCTGTTCCAGAATCAAATAGCTCCCTTACGATTCTTTCATCAAAATCAAATTCATCACCAGAGCCAAGTTGCCTTCCATTTAGGCCAATCTTATTCAAGTAAGACTCTTGCATTGAACGCTCAAATGCAGGGAAGTTTTTTGGATCGTCTCTTTTAATAACCGAAAGGATTAAATTAGTATCTTCTGGTGACTTGTATGCGGCCTTCATAATGTCGCCCGAAGTCATTGTTTTTCCCAACTTAGTTTCTAGAACTTTAGCAATGTCAGTCTGTGTGTATTCACGAAAGTTATTATAAACTTTGGTGGCGTCAGACCACTTATCGTATAGTTTTTGTTTTTTATAAACATCGTCACGAAATTGACTTGCAACTCGTTCAGCTGTTTTTGCGGCTTTCTTTACCTCGTCAGCTCCACTGCCAGCGATAGGACCTGATGGTGCTTGGTTCCGAATAATTCTTACTTGTTCATCTAGTTGGCTAGCACTTAGAGGTCCAGAGATTTTTTCAAGTCGTTGCATTTCCCTACGTGCAATGCTTTCAGCATCAGCCGATAATTTGCCGCCGTCGATTTGTTTTTGCAGATTCATTATTTTCTGCGCGTTTCCAGGCCTAGACCTCAGATTGTCTATGACACGCTGTATTTCAACTGGCCTAGACGCGCTTTTGTAAAATGATTCTTCAATCTTCTCAGCTAATTTAATAGGGTTTACGCTAACGATCGAATCGGCTTCCTGATAAAACGGATCGTAAATATCTTTCTTAGCTTTCTCCGCAATAGCTTTTCCCTTACCAAGAACCTCTTTCAAATACAATGCCGCAGCACCTTCGTCAATTTTCGGCTTATACATTTGCCGTTGCATTTCCTCGCTTGCGCTTCTCTTTAACGTTTCGGCAGTAGCACTATCTGAAATTGCAACTTGTTTTAGATAAAGATTGTTATCGGCCTTTAATGCTTTCTCAGCATCAGCATAAAGCCTGTCTGGAAGAGATTGCCTCAAGACGTTATCATCCATAAATGCTTCAAGTCGTTTTGCTCCAAAAGCAAGATCTTGACCAATCTTGGAGTTTGGTAGATTTTGAGCAGCGCGAAGCATTCTTTCTTGGCTTTCAACACTTCCACTGGCAAATCTCGCAAGGTTTGTTGGATAACCTTCTCTGCTAAGAAACTCTCCAGCCTCGTTAATTAGTTTTGTCCTTTCTGAAACTGCACCTTTTCTCATCGTCGCAACGTCACGAAGAAGTGCGCCGCCAATTTTAGTAACACCATATTCAATCGGAAGCCCAATCATTGCTTCGGTCGATCTACGCATAATTGAATTGCCGAATCCTTCTCCAGCACCGAGAACGGCTTTAGCAAGAGAATCTTGAATCGTTCCAGCAGCAGTGTATCCAGCAGCACTTCCAATGGCCGTTCCGGCAGGGGTCTTGGACAACGCCGCCCCACCAATTCCTCCAGCAATAGAACCCGCTATTGGTGCAATTTCACCAATGACATCTATGAAGTCTTTTGATGTCATATCATAACGATCAACTGGAAACCAACTGCTTCCATCATTGATAAGCCTTACTGGCTTACCCATAACGTTCATTGTTTTTACATTAGGTTCGCCATACTTTCCTTTCAGGTATTCGTCTTTAGAAGAGTCGGTTAAGAATGCTAGATTTTTTCGATCTTCCCATCCAAGTTCTGATTGCATATTTACTGGTTGCCCAATAACTGCTGATAATCCCTTAGCCAGCTTGTTGTCAATCCCTTCAGAAGTCGTCAATGGAGTCTCCATTGGGTCTTTCTCGCTCAAAAAAGATCCATCAGCAAGTTTCCTTGTGATGTTCTCTTTCTGATTGCCAATCATTAGATCGGCCTCGTTTACCAAATCAACATACTGCTGCGCCTTTTGCGTTGCTTTAGCTGCACCAAGCTGATCGCCAGAATCAAACAACGATTGCGCTTGATTGCTTAGTATTTCAAACTCCGAAGTTGCTTGTTGTTTTTGACTCTCAAGCTCAGAGATTAGTTTGATTGACATGTTAATTCAGTTACTGATTGGCCTTCAATGCGTTAAGTCTATCCTGTAAAGATTGAGCTTCGGGGCTGAGTTGATTTTGTTTTTCTTTATCAAACCTCAAAAGATTTGGGTTGTATTTGGTCCAGTCATCTCCCGGACCGCCAGTTCCAGTGTCTGAAATTCCAAGGATTGATCGAGTTTGCTTGTATTCTTTTAGGTAATCGTCAAATACTGGTTTAGAGATTTTCCCATCATTAAACAGTTTCACAACCTCTTCAGGAGTTCCGTTGACGGATTCAAACTGATTCAATGCTGTTTTTTGCACGTTTGATACAAGATCATTAGGATTCATCCCGACTTCCATTTTGCCAAACCTGTTTTCAAACTTAGGCCATTCTTTTTCAGTAATGGTTCCTCCGGCAGAACCTGTTGGAGACGAAGCTCGCATCTTTCCAATTTCCTCTTTGGATGTCTGGACTCTGATCGTCTCCAAATCCGAGGCGATTCGGCCAGCTTCTCCGGCGGGCAAGACTTGACCTAATGTTTGCTGACCCCTTGCGATTAACGGATTTGCAGAAAGAGCGGATTGAATTTGAGGAATTATTTTTGAAGCAGACCCAATAATTGCTCTTGATCTTTCAAACGATTGTTCTTTTCGGGCTTCTTTTGCGGCTTCAGCTTTATCCCCACCGCCGCCGCGAACAATTCGCATTCCTCCACCCGGAATCATTTCGATTGTTTCTCCAGCTTGCCCGCCAATGTCTGTCCCGCTAACCATGAAGCTTCCATCTGCAAGTGGTGTAGCACTTACCTTGAATCCTTGTGCCGCAAGATTTTGCACTTGCTCCGCAGTCATCCGGGTTTCTGGTTTTTCTGTTTTTGTTGGTTTGAATCCAACATCGTCGTTAACAACAGGAGTGGCAGTTGTTGGAGCTAAAGAAATAGCACCGTCAATTCCCGCAGCTTGTTTGTTAGTGGGGAGTGCAGGCAGGACTCCCGGATCTACTGTGTATTGCTTACCTAGATATGAAACCGTAGTTCCGTCTTGTGAAACAACTCCTTCATTTGCCGGAATGACTGGTCCCTCAACTGTTGGAATATCCATAGGGGGACCGTCTCCTAGCGCACTTGTAATTCCATCAGCTGGAGTTTGTCCGCTAACCTGAATTGGCTCCAAAACTCCGGTTCGTGGATTGCGAACCATTTGCATTACTCCCCCGGGAACATTAACATCAGTAATTGGTCCGGGCTTACGAGCCTCAGCTTCCAACTCGGCTCGCTTTATCAATGCCGATTGAATTCCTTGCCCCTCTTCAATATCAAGTTGCCTTTTCTGCAAACCAAATTCACGTTCTTTATACGCATTGCTGATTCCAATGTTCAATGCTTTTTCAACAGCGTCCGCGGCAGCAACCCGATCTTGCAACGAATTGTTTTTGTCTCCCATTATCATCTGGGCCTCCATAGCAACTGGAGCAAGTGTCGGAAAACTTTTAGCAATGGCATTAGCAACAAGTTCAGCAGACTTTACTCGCTTCTCTTGTTCAGATTGTTGCTTCTTATATTCTCCGAATTGTTTTGCAATCCCTCCAATATCAGCTCCAATGTTAGCCATGCTCTGACCTTGAATGTCAGCAGCGCGAGTAAAGCCTGAGTAGTCCTGAACGAACAGGCGCGGGTCAACGGATGATCCTAGTAGTGCCATAATTTAGTCTTTCATGTAGCTGAGTTTTTCTTGATCCGCCCAAGGGACAAGAGATGAAATGTTTTCAATAGTCATATTGAGTTTTGGGCAGTGAACAAACTTAGGAGACTGTGGATTCCGATTGATGCAACTAGTGCATGCGTGAACATAATCAACATTATGGAGTTTGTCCACCTTCTCGCCCCAAACGCCATCTAGTTTTTCGTAACGGTCTGAATCGTATGGGACATTGTTACTTTCAATGTATTCCCAGATATCCGCATGAGTCCAGTCTCGAAGCGGGAACATCATAGTCGCTTGCTCCATAAGCACCCTAGATTCAATCCGTGTTCCAGCATCTCCTCCAAGAATTGGATCAGAATCGCAACCTTTGTGGCCGATCCATAAACAATCAAATTCAGGGACTTCAAGATAGTGTTGTTTTGGACGCTTAAGGATATCCAAGGCGCAAACAAACTTAGCGTCACTTGCAGGCTCAGTAATCCCAGTTGGACAAGTCAAGATGGTTGAGTTTACTTTGTAGTGATTCTGGACCTCCCATTCATCTCCTTCTTGTTGGAATGCGGATTGATATGGATGCCATGAATAAATAAGTAACTCCCAGTCTTGGGTGATCTTATCGTGAAACTTGTATTTAGATGGTTGCCATGGTTCACGAAAAAATACCAATGGCAAATCAATTCCCATACCACGCATGATATGCAACAATACCATGCTGTCCTTGCCTCCAGACCAACAAATCATTCCTTTTGGGAAGTGTTTTGCGCCAGATGCAATTAGCTCTTTTGTTTTTTCAAGTTTCGTCATTAAATAAGTGCTGCTCCTGCTGCCGTGCTACCCATTGCACCAAGTCCTCCTGCAATACCACCAACAGCAGATCCAATACCACCAAATAATCCTGATGAATAAGATGCTTGAGATTGTGCATTAGCGGCTTGAGCTTGAAGCATGTTTTGTCTTTGGGCTGCTCCAAGATTAAGCCCCGTGTCTGGGTTAATTAAGCCCGGGGTTCCGCGACCAATTTGACCCATGCCCATACCGAGCATTTGCTGTCCAGATTGATACGAGAGCGGTTGTTGACTTAACAGAGCGAGTCCCGGCTGGGTGTAGAAGCCCTGAGCAGCGTTATACGACTGATTGGCGGCTTGAGCGGCTTCAGCGCGTTTGCGAGCCATAACGTCCTCACGCCCCATTGCTTCGCTGACAATGCCAAGGTTGCCTCCAAGCCGTCCAGATGCTTGGAACCCTTCACGCGCTTGCTGTTCGTAACCCCTACGTTCTTGTGGACTAACTCCCTGAGCAGCCGCCCTAGCGCGTTCTGCCTCAGTAGCAAATCCCTGAACTGCTGCAGCTTGTTCTGGGGATAGACCTTGCATGACACCACGGGTAAGCGGTGCTTGACCAGCCATTTGGCCTAGTTCGCCTTCACGCGCTGCTCCCAGTTGTTGACCCGCTTCTTGCGACGCCATCCGGCTAAGCCCAAACAAGCCTTCCTGACCACCAACGCCACCTAAAAAGCTAGAGATGTCTCCAAGGTTTAGCCCTTGAAACTCTGGACGAAACTGCTTTTCAAATCCAAGGATTTGCGGAAGCGCACCACCATAAGCCGATACAAATTTTCCAATGTCTGCACCATAATCTGCCTTTGGTGCCTTTACTTTATCAGGAGAGCTTCCCATATTCTTGTATTATTTGAGTTTTGAGTAAAATTGTTGCATATTGTGAACCCTCACGCGAGGAGAATTCTTAAATTCACGCCGGAATGCGATGTATTCAAAGTCATCGCGGAACTTTCTAAGAGCTTTCCGCATGTCACCAGCGCACATGGTGACAAAGAGTGTGTTGGAATGGTGAATTTCACAGGCTTGATCTGGGGATTCTTCTTGCGAGTAGAAACACATAGCAAAACTATCGGCATCAGAAACGACAACGCCAAAGCATAAGTGCCAATACAAAAGTTTGTGAAAGTCTTCGCCATATATTTGTATTGCTTTTTTCTAAGTGGGGGTTCACTTATGTTTATTGAAATACAACAAAATTATAATTTGTTGAATTATACAGGGTTCCGTTTACTTGTCCTGTTGATATGTTGAATGTAGTGCTATTGGTAATAGTCACAAAACAATTTGTTCCATAAGTGACTCCCGATGAGTGTGTTGCATTAGCCACGACGCAATAAGAGCTATTTTCCATTGCTGTTGTCATTACTACAGTAAATAATCCAGTTGCTATTCTTGTGATGGATGCAATATTGCCAGCTTTAATTGGAGTTATTGGTGACGCAGCGGTTCCGTTAAATGCGCCGTATGCTCTAGCTCCAAAAATTGGAGCTGTCCCAGTCTGCGCTCCATTTAACTTGGGAGCAGTGATACTTGCGTCTGCAATCTTTGCCGCAGTTACGTTAGCATCAAGAATCTTTGCGGTTGTCACGGCAGAATCAACAATCTTCGCAGTGGTCACATTTAGATCCGCGATCTTTGCTGTTGTCACGTTCGCATCAAGAATTGCTGTTGTGGTAACTGCATTTGCACCAAGCTCGTTTGATGTAACCCCGCCAGCCGCAACGGAAAGTTTACCAGTAGTAACGGCAAGAGTCGTGCCAATAATGGCAGTGGCCGTAATCGTGCTTTGATCGAGGATGTTGTTCATCTTCGTGCTAGTAATTACGTCGGTGGCCGTGAAAGTGTAATTCGTATCAATTGCGCCCATACTTTATCTCTGTGAAATGATTTGTCTGTTGGTGACTGAACCAGCTACCTTTACTGAGTTGACCTTGGGTGATCCGATAGTTCTTGTCAAGATCATTGTTCCGGTGAAGCCCCTGATGCCACCCAACCTACACCGGATGCTTGCCGTTTCAGCCTCAGTAGCTGTGCTAGGTGTAAGCAACCCACCAAGCAAAGTTGTAGTTGTGCCTATTGATTGAGCGTCGTCAGGATCTTCCGCTGCAAACGCAATGTTGTATTCCGAGTTTTGGCCGGGAAGAGACTGGATATTAACCTGCGCGTCGGTAAACCGCTTGCGTTCCATCGTGTTAAGGTCGTATCCCCTAGTCGTAAGAGACGCATTGATTGCCGGGGACACAATAGCCGCAGAGTTGTCCACGTTTAGAGTGTCATTGGAGCTTTCAGATGCTTCAATTTGATGCAGTCCGCCATTGGATGTCACCGCATAGAGGTTGTTCCTCTCGCTAGCACTACCAATTACGAAGTCTTTAATCAAGAACCTAGAATCACCAAAGGTATCCAGTGACTCCCACCCTTTGTTT